TTTTTCAATAGAAGGAAATATTTTTATTAAATCTTTAAAGTTTGCAATGACTGCAATAATTGCACCTGCTAAAAGTAAAATAGGATTGGCTAAAATAGCCTTGGCTAAGGATGCAAAGCCGCTGATTAAACCACCTACTTCTTTTTGTAAAGTTTTAAAGTCAATATTAGATACATTAGTACCCATATTCTTTAACGCTTGTCCTGCTCCTGCTAAGTCAAGCGACATTAAACGTGAGCCGAATAAGCCTACGTTATTTGAGAGTCCTTCAAATGCATTACCAGCATTGGCATTAATCTCTGCAGATAAATCACCTATGTTATCCTTTAATTCTGCTGCACGTTTTGAAGCTGTTTTAAACTCTTCGCTGGATTGATCCATTTGCAGCATCTGATTCTGCAATGCACGAAGCTCAGCTTTTGCACTTGTAAATCCCTTAGATGTATCTTGAGTTGTCGCATCTACTTTCTTGAGCTCCTTATTAATCTCTTCTAATCCTGTGAATGTACCCTCATCATCAAATGAGAGCTTTAGTATCATCTCTTGTGTAGCCATTATATTACGCTATAAATTGTGAATGTAATTAAGCTAAGTAGCCCTATTAGTATAGTGTAATTAATAGCTCTTATTTGCCACACCTTGCGCTTAGCATGATAGATGCCAGTTGCATGGTTAAACTCTTTGCTCTTTCCCTGCACTCCTGATCTAAGTAAAGTCATACTATACATTATATCTTGTTGTGGATTTGTCATATTATAGGTGTACGTTGGAATTTACTTTGAGTGTATTGAATAGTGGCACTTACTACTGCCGTTTTACCGGTCAATTTGCACGTGATGTATGGTGCTATTTTGTTACTTACCACAGGCATGTACAAATCAAATAGACTCGCACCGAATCCGCTGTAAAATTGATTGACTAAAATGGGAGTAGAGCTGTATTGAGTAGTCTTATCTTTCCATATCATGCTGCTATATTCTAAGCTGGCTACTCGGCCTGTAAAGTCGGTTACATTGTAATCATATTCAAGAATAGAAATGTATACTTTAACCATCCATACCGTCTCAGTAGGCATCACTATAGAGCCACCGCTGATACCATCTAACAATAGATTGATATTTGTAGGATTAGCATTTAAAGCACCTAATCCCATAAGCTGAATAAAGCCATGCTGTGATCTGCCTGGTATAGTTGTTCCATAGTTGCTCGTTCCATCATACCATGTACCCCCACCAAAGTGCACCCCTCTCACATCTGCCTCTGCCCATCTGCCCATTACCGTAGTGCCTTCTAAGTTAGGTCTAATAAAATTACGATAGCCTAACGCTTGGCTGTAGTTATTGTTAGGGCTGATGCCATGCCCTAAGCCACTAACAAAAATGCGCTCGTTATTATTCTCTATCTCACCTCTGTTTACGTTACCCATACCGGTAGCGCTCTTTTGGTTACCGCTTGTGTTAGTAATATTGCTGCCGCCTGAGTTGTTAGGTGAGCCAATTATACCACCTGTCCCATTTGTAGTAGTAGATGCAAAGCATCGGCCTTTTGCAGTAGTCCAAGTGTAGCCGTAATACTCGCAACATTCTTGTGATCCGTAGCTTACACCTCCATCGTAATCTAAGAATTCTACTGCTCCTGTGCTTACGTTAATTGTAGATGGTGTGTACTGGCATAGCGCTCCAATGTCAAGTAAGCGGATAAGCTTGCACTTAGTTACTTGCTCATCTGCTACTATGTAATCAGTTAATTCTATTACTCTCCAAAAGCTATCCTTTATCCAAATCTTATCGTTAAACTTTAAGCCAAATACATCGGTTACTGATAGCTTAAAATAAGCCTCCATTATTTTCTGCTCACTATCATAAATCTCAGCAATATACTGCCTGTAATATCTATCAAATAAAGTATTTAGTGGCATAGCATCTATTGGATGCGGAGGAATCTCCTGCCCGAAGTTTAAGTCATCTGTACCTATTGCAGTAGGAATTGCTTTATAGTGGCTAAGTAGTGGGATAATTGTAAAGATTGCATCACCAGCTACCTCATCATAAACCATAACTACAGCATCCTCAGTATTATTTCTTCTATAAAGTATTCTTGGTCCAGGTGTCATAAATTCACCCTTCTCATTAAAGTATTTTGGGATTACGTAATTAGTGTTAGGTATTAAGTCGCATGGTGATGCGCCAAAGGTTAACTCTACAGTGTAATCGTTAGTGCTAAAATCATTGCCTGGATCAGTAAGCCTAAGCTCACCATAGATGCGTTGTGCTCCTGTCTTATACTTAGCATTAAAGAAATCTCCCTGCTCTTTATAGCTCCACTTCAACAGTCTCTTTCTAATGTCTGCTGCAGGAGTTAATACTATATCTTTTGATAGGTCCAGCTTACCAGTCCAATCGTAATCAGTGCCACTACCCAAATACTCTACCATTGGAATAATCTCAACAGCATTAGGTAAGTTAGGATTAGGTACCAATACAGCGTTAAACATCTTAAGAATATCTCTCAGGTAATCTACCTGCTTCATCTCAGGTGCATTGTTAGCTATTTGCACTGGATAGGCATAGCTTAATCCACTAACGTAACTAAATGCAGCGTAACTATCCGCTTTAATCTCTACAGCTTGTGAGCTGCCTGCATGAGCAAAGATGTATAAAGTATAAACATCACCTTGCTGCACGTCTAATTGAAAGTTGCTTGCTACGTTAAATGGATTGATAGGAGTAGTAGGCTGCCATCCTATACCTTGGGTATATTGCAGAGATGTAGGACCTACCCCCATAGATAAAGGAAATGGAAAGAATAACTCAGTGCCACTTCTTACTCTCTTCCACATGATGTCATAAACATGCTGAGTATCTGCAGAATAGCCTGTAGTATCTACTTCAATATTTAAATCTATTTCGAAATTAGCTTGAAAGCTGCCCTGTGCAGTGTATGCATTAGCTGCCCAGCTGTTAGACGAATCACTTATTTCGGTCCATCCTGTAAGCTGTTTGTAATAATCACTCTGATCACCTTGAATATTAATTGTAAAGGCAGTATCTGCAGCAAATTCCACCTTAAATCTTGCCTCATCATTACTTAATCCCTCAGTTCTTGGACCTGTGATATAGGGAATATACATCTTTACTAACTCGTCATCTATTGTAGTGCCGCTATAGGTAAAGCCTGCCTCTGTAATTATCTTATTTAGTAGCCATTTAGCCTGAAGAGCTAAGGTTAACTCACCGGTATAGATAGGATTCACATCACTAAATATACGTCTGCTACCTATAGCGCTATCCTCGCTCCAATTTTGGCCCTTATCTGTTAGCGTATAGCATGCAGCTCCATCAAATAAGCTACCATCGTTAATAGCATTAACATTATCAAAGCTATTATCATGAGCTAAATCAGTGTAATCTAATTGTTTTAGCAGCTTATCTCCAATGCTGCGAGCTAAATCAACAGTTTCTCCAAAGAATGCTATAACAAATTCATGCATCTTACCCTGCTGAGTTATGGCCTGCTTGAATTGTATGTGCCCTTCAGCTATTGGTAAAGTATCTACTGATAGAGTAGCCTCTATTTTGCGTAATACGTTAATCTGAGTAGTGTCATCATTCAGCAGATTAACATCGTACTGCTGCCCAAAGAAATCTACGTTAGCCTTAGTAGCAGGAATTCTAAACTCTCTTGAGAATGCTCCTCTGGTAGTAAACTCACTAATGCTATTAAAGTTAGATGAGTAACTGATGCTCTCACTCTCGTATAGATCTACTACTATCTGAGCGCCATTAGTGGCTGCTACTTTTAGAATTACTGATGGCCTCATGCTGTATAGTCATTACTAAATTTTAACACTAATTCTAAGTCTGTCTTAGCATAGCTGCGAGTCTTAATTGCAGTGTAGTTATTGCTATCTATTAGCACTGGTGTAGCTGAGCCATCAGGATTAATGATGTAAACTGATTCAGAGTAGATAAGATTCTTTAAGTATTCAAATTGCCCTTCAGTTAAGAAGTCAGTTCTAATACGCATCATCTTCTCTACAAATGGGCTGCGCTCAGTTAGGCCTCTATCGTATGTGTTAAATCCAAAGGCTGTAGTTTCATCTGCAGTAGCATAGTTGCCTACTACCTTTCTGTAGCGCTTTCTTTCTACTGAGTAAGATTCCTCACTACGTTTAGTAAAATTAAAGTAATCCCATCCTCCTCGGCTATTGGTCCAGCCTAATCTTATCTTATCAAATCTACATTCATCATCTGCCTTAAATACTGCTATTGATCGTGCAGTTGCAGTGCCTCCTGCATTTCTAAAGTTAATTAGGTAATGATGCCAGGTAGCTTGTAAGGTAAATATATTAGATATATTAGCAGGCATTACAGGAAGATGGTTCAGCGTTCCTGCTGCTATTGTACATGCTAACGTATCAGTCTGCAGTAATGCTCCTGCTGAATTAAATTGTAATATTTGCAGATTGTTTATTGCGTTGCCAGTTAAAGTTGTGCCATCATCTGCAGGAATAGTAAACACTCCGTAATCATCAGCAAAGCCTGTTATGCCTATCGTGTTAGCGCCTAACGAGTATTGGCTTAGCATGTCATCCATTGCGTAGGTTTCTCTTACTAAGTCGCTCATGATGTAGCTCGTTGCTGAGCTCAATGCAAAGTGAGTAGCCGGATTAGGATTAAAGCCATCACTAATTTGAAATGCTGCATTGATTAAAGCGCTGCCATCTAATGGATACTGAGTAGCTTGTACGGTAAATACACCAAGCACCTCATAACCTTCCTGAATGATAGTGCTAATGCCTAATACGTTACGTGATGTAGCAGCAGCTTGCACCGTTGTAGATGCAAATAAAGAAGCTACAGCATCAGTGCTGTTTACTCCTAAATCCATTGCCTGAGCTACTACAGGATTAATATCAAATACTAAAGCACCGTTAAGATTAGGCTGCACGTAAAAGATATTAGTAGTAGTGCCATTGCTTACTTCTACCACATATCTAAAGCCAGGCTGTCCTATGTTAGTAGATGTAGCCACTACAATAAGCTTCTGCTTTAATGCAGTGAAGATGTAGGGCTGCTGATGTATTGTAATTGCCATGCTTTAAGATGGTTTAATATTAGTTAATTTTCTTGTCTGATTTAAGATATAGATATTCACAGCATCACTCATGGCAGCGTTAAGCTGAGGAGCGTAATCAGGTAGCGTTTCTAAATAGGCATCTCTAAAATAATAGAGAGGAGCAATACCTTTTTTCTCTATGCTCTTAGCCATTGCATTAGCCACTCTCCTTCTCTGATCCTCATCTTTGTTAACTGCACTCTTAGCGAACTTAGTCATGGCACCAGTCTCACCCATAGCTCTCAGCTTAATCCTCTTTAGATTCATCCATGTAAAAATTGCCTCCACCGGAGGCTTGGCTGCACCTGCTGCAAAGCGTGTATCTATTCC